TAACAACTAGAGATAAATTGGTGTTACAAGGTAAACGTGTTAGAGTGGTAGGGAGTTACAACATACCAGAAGAGAGAACGAACTACTGTAAACATCCAGAGCAAACAGACTGGACTAAACCCTGCCCAATATGTAAGCGCAGGATTCGTGTAATAGCAAAGAATATGGAGAGTAAAAAAGCATGGTTATCTTAGGACGCAGTTTGACAATAGAGTATAGAAGGGGCGTAGGTTTTGACCTAGAGTTCCCAGATAGTAGGCCAGTGTGGATTTTTAACAGCTTTACAGAGAGCATAGAGGTAATGCCCTTCCAAGGGGTTATACTGAACCTGCCTCTCTGTTTAATAAGCTACGGCAGAGTATATGAGGAGATTTTTGAATGACTGAAGCAATCCATCAACCATGCCCAGATTGTGGCAGTAGTGATGCTTTACAGATCAATAAAAGCAGCACATATTGTCACAGTTGCAGAAAGTACACTAAAACGGGAGAGGGTTATTACCCTGTAGAGGTTCCAGAGAACCACGACCCTAGACCTAAACCAAGCTTTAATGCTGTTGAGAACATGTTAACCACTGGTAAGTACCAGAGTATCGTATCCAGAGGGTTGACTACAGCTACAGCTAAGTTCTATGGGATACTAGAGACCCCAGAGAAGACCTACTTCAGCTACCACCACCCAGAAGACTCTCTGGTTCCTATAGCGGCTAAAATACGGCTACCTGACAAGCAGCACAGCATTGTAGGTGAATGGAAAGATGCAGGACTATTCGGACAGCATCTATTCTCTGCTGGTTCTTCTAAGTATGTCACTATCACTGAGGGAGAGTTTGACGCAGCAGCCAGCTACCAGATGCAGGGCAGCAAGTACCCAGTAGTATCTGTTAGGAATGGCGCTAGCGGCGCTCTAAAGGACTGTAAAGCAGCCTATGAATGGCTAGACAGCTTCGAGGCCATTGTCATATCTATGGACTCTGACGAACCTGGTCAGAAGGCTGCGCGAGAGATTGCAGAGCTGTTTGGCGGCAAGTCAGCAGTGATGAAGAACCCTCCACACTATAAAGATGCCTGCGACTATCTAGCAGCTAACGACACCAAAGGCTACATTTCTGCTTTCTGGAATGCAGAGAAGTTTGTACCTGATGGCATCATCAATGGCGCTAGTCTCTGGGATGAGGTGAACAGACCAGTAGAGAAGTCTGCTGTAATGTATCCTTGGGAGAGCCTGAACAAGCTAACCTACGGCATCAGAGAGGCAGAGCTAGTCACCATCACAGCAGGCTCTGGGCTAGGTAAGTCACAGTTTGTGAGAGAGATAGTGTGGCATATCCTCAAACACTCTGAGGAGAACATAGGCTTATTATTCTTAGAGGAGAATGCACGTAAGACTGCACTGTCATTAATGTCACTGGCGGCTAACAAGCCCTTGCACCTACCTGACGTAGAGAGCACAGAAGAGGAACGCTGGGAGGCTTTTGAGTCTACCATGGGTACTCAGAGACTGTTTATGTTTGACCACTTCGGTTCTACCAGCATAGACAACATCATAGCTCGCTGCCGCTACATGGCTAAAGCACTGGACACCAAGTTCCTGTTCCTAGACCACGTTAGTATTGTTGTGTCTGCACAGAGCAACGGTGATGAGCGTAAGGCCTTGGATGAGATATGCACCAAGCTACGTATGCTAGTACAAGAGACTGGTATCACCCTGTTTATGGTAAGCCACCTGAAGAGACCTGACGGCAAAGGCCACGAAGAAGGCGCTGCTAGTAGCCTGTCACAGCTTAGAGGCTCTGCATCCATTGCACAGCTCTCAGACATGGTGATAGGACTAGAGAGGAACGGTCAGGCGGAAGACCCCATAGAGAGGAACACTACCAACGTGAGAGTGCTCAAGAACCGATTCTGCGGTACTACAGGGCCTGCTGGTGGGTTGCTGTTTGACCAGAAAACTGGTAGGATGGTAGAAGTTAAGGAAGAGGGCTTGTAATGAGATGTTTAGCGTGTAACAAGAATTTATCGGACTTTGAGTCCACAAGGAAATCGGCTGAGACTGGTGAGTTTTTAGATATCTGCAATGATTGCTTCTTTTACACTGAGGACGTCATTGCCACCATCGACAGAGATGATCTACGAAGTGAATCCGACACAGTATTGGAGAGTCAAGAATATGAGCAAGATTGGAACTTGGGTAATGACAGTTCAGGAGAGTAAGGCTGAGCTGAGCAGACTAAACCCTTATGATAAACACAGCAACAAAAACAACGCAGCGAGGCAGTACTATGTTGATTACACTGGACATAGAAACCAACACAAGTCACGACACTATCTGGTGCGTAGTCACTGAGGAAGTATACACAGGCAACATGGCTGTACATACGACACCAGAGACTTTAGCGCCTCTCTTGCGTGATGCTGTAGGCGTCATTGGTCACAATATCATAGGCTTTGATGCACCAGTACTAGAGAAGGTTTGGTCACTACAGATACCTACAGAGAAGCTAAAGGATACTTTAGTGCTCAGCAGGCTCTGGAACCCGTCTCTGGAGGGTGGACATAGCCTAGACTCTTGGGGCAAACGCTTTGGCGACCACAAGATAGACTTCCACGACTATGACGGTGGACTATCTGATGAGATGGTGAAGTATTGCAGGCAGGACGTAGCACTAACGACAAGGCTGTACAAGCATTTAACAGATACACTGAAGCGAGAGGAGTTTAAACAGCATTGCGTAGATTTAGAAGAGAAGGTGTACATCATTACGGCTCAGCAGGAACGCAACGGCTTCATGCTAGACGTAGAAGCAGCTACCACACTCTGGCAAGACATAACACACAAGATGAGGACGATAACAGCGGAGCTACAGAAGGTGTTCCCTCCGATAGTGGAGGAGAGGTGGTCAGAGAAGACAGGAAAGAGACTGAAGGACAAGGTGACTGAGTTTAACGTAGGCTCTCGTAAGCAGATTGCAGAGAGGCTAGAGGGTGTAGGTGTTAAGTTTAAGATACAGACAGAGAAGGGCGCTATCATTGTTAATGAGAAGGTGCTGGAAGGTATAGACATCCCTGAAGCTAAGATGATATACGAATACCTAATGCTACAGAAACGTGCATCACAGATAGACTCTTGGCTAACTCACGAGAAGCACGGCAGGGTACATGGCAGGGTTATTACCAATGGCGCTGTAACAGGCCGTATGACGCACCACAGCCCTAACATGGCTCAAGTGCCTTCAGTGTCTGCACCGTATGGTAGAGAGTGTAGATCATTCTGGACTGTGCCTGAGCACCACAAGCTAGTAGGCTGTGATGCTAGTGGCTTAGAGCTACGTATGCTTGCACACTACATGCGTGATGAGAACTACACTAATGAAATACTTAGCGGTGACATCCACACAGCTAACATGAAAGCAGCAGGACTCACAGACCGCAACCAAGCCAAAACTTTCATCTACGCCTTCCTGTACGGTGCTGGCCCAGCTAAGATAGGTCAGATAGTAGGCGGTGGCTACAAAGAAGGACAGAAGCTCACAGATGCCTTCCTACGCAACACACCAGCACTGGCTAGGCTACGAGAGCGTGTATCTAAGTTCTCAGCAGGTGGAACACTACCAGGACTGGACGGTAGAAGAATACGTGTAAGGTCAGAACACGCAGCACTTAACACGCTGCTACAGGGTGCAGGCGCTATAGTAATGAAGCAGGCACTGGTGTTGATGGTAGAGTCACTAGACAAGTACGCTATTCCGTACAAGCTAGTAGCTAACGTGCATGACGAGTTTCAGATAGAAGTACCAGAGAATTTTGCCGATGTAGTAGGCAAAGCAGCAGTAAGAGCCATCAAGAATGCAGGAGAAGTGTTAGACCTGCGCTGCCCTCTTGATGCTGAATACAACGTAGGAAACAATTGGGCAGAAACCCATTAACTTAAAAGGTAATCATTATGCGTACAACTTTACAAACTTTAATGAAAGAAGAAGAAATCAACCAAACGGAACTATCACGTAGGACTGGCGTACCACAACCTACTATATCCCGTATTTTAGATTCTCTGCACGAGTCTCCTAACTTCCAAAGTATGTTAAAATTAGCCAAGTATTTCAAGGTTCCTGTAGAAACTTTATATGAAGAAGACCTTTCATATTATGACCAACCTACGCAGACCATGACTGTAGATAGCTCTAAAACCATAACAATAGAGATTAAAGTGCATTGAAACAAACAAAACAAATAAGGTATAATATACGTAGATCAGTTGTGATCTAAAACAACCAAAGAGGTAATAAAGATGAGTGAAGCAAAACCAGTAACAGTAAACGCAGAGATGATGTGGTCTAGCCTACAAGAGGT